TATGGTTTTACTCTGCCACTAAAATTCGAAAAATATTCTGCTCTACATGAATTTATTTGTTTAAATAATAATGGTGAATGTATTATATTTACAAACTTTTGACCAGCTAACATTCTAATTATGAAATTACAAGAGTAAACACCACATTCTGTTGAATCTAATTGAAAATGATTTTTATTTATTCTATATGTAGGTTCTTCACCATAATACTCTTTATGAAACTTTTTTAAAAAAGTTATGGCATCGTTCATTTCATAAATTGGATCATTACCACCTGAATCACAAAAATTAATAGATGGTTCAGTTGTATCATAAAATAAAGCAACCCAATGAGACCCCCCTTTATTATGCGGATCGCAATTAAATACAATAGAAAAATATTCTTTTCCTTGCTCAATATATTTTTCTATTTCTAATAACTCACAACCGGGTAATTTTATATAATCTCTTGGATGTGCGCCAAATGTTTTATGTTTAGGATATACTGGTTCTTGATATTGATTTAGTATATCATTAATATGTGTTGTTGTTAACCATTCTGTACTACCTTTTGGGCCAGATGGTTTAAAAGTATTATTCATAATATCGTCATACATTTCGTTAACTAATTCTTTCATAAATGCTTGTTTAGATATACAGATAGACATATTTTTTGATTCACATTGTCTCTTAAATCTTTTTTTTAGATCAATCCATATTTCATTAGCGGGTTTATTTACGTTAATTAAATCATATTTTTTATCATAGTTATTTTTTGGCGCAAATGTTTTTTTTGTAATATATCTATTATAGGCCTTTGCCATTTCTATTATTTCCTGTTTTCTAAAACAATTATTATTTCTATTCTTTCTACCAGGTGCACATACTTCTAATTCATCATTCATTATATTACATTAATAACATATTTAATGTTCTTAATGTTTTTTTAAATTATATATTTTTCTCCATTCTGATGGTTCTTTATAAAGTTGTTTACATTTTTCCCCGGTCGCAGCACAATACTCATCGTTAATATACTTAAATATTTTTTTGCTAGAATCTTTTCCATGTTTTTTTATTAGTGTTTCTATTTTATCTAATTTTTTTGGCTTTCTTTTAAAATATTCGACATAATTCCAAAATTGATTTAGCATTGGTATAATTTCTTTTTCGTATTTTTGTTTGTCCAACTTAATTAAATTACATGTGAAATTACGCAAATGCCAGTATATTGGTTTTACTAATATATGACTCTTAGAATCCGGAGTAGAACCAAATTCAATAAATACTTCAGCTATCCACTGTTTTATTTCGCTATTCGTCATATGTAATTTTTTTGGATATATGTATTTAGCATGCAAATGACATTTTGGATCTGATAGTTTTGATTTGTCGAATAGTTGTATAATACAACCTTTCTCAAGTCCGGTCGTTTTTGATATACTATCTATTCTAGGATGTGAATCATCCACAAAATCATCCCAACAAGAATATTCTTTTATACAACATTGTAAAAAATCACATTCTGACATTCCTGTCACGTACAATTGTGTTTGAACTTGTATATAATAATAATGTGGACACATATCCCCATCTAATTTGCCTTTAGTTAATATTGTACGAGAATACGGGCATTTTATTTCTAATAATCTCCCAACTAATGTACTTAATTCTTTATTATCAACAGATTCTTTAGTCTCTGGATAAGAATGTTTATTTTGATCATATCTATTTTTTTCACATATACCATCAGGACTTGCTCCAATAAATTTATGTATAGGGTGTTGTAATAGACCATACTCATACACCTCAATATTATTTCTGTAACTATAAAACATTGAAGCTATTTCTTCATATTTATTACCGTGATGTGTTGGTTCTGACACAATAAAATCTTTTTTGCGACCACACTTATCCAAAAATAATTCGACTGGATATTCGTAAGGATTATCGTCAATAACTGTTGATACAGCTGTTGCTGTCAGACATCCATCACGTTGTTTAAACCACCCTTCTGATTTTTGTTCATATTGTTTAATAGCTTTTAATTTTTCAATTTGTTTTTCTTTGTATATATGATCTTTTTCAGTGTATTTTTTATGTCTAAAGTCATATATATGATTAACTAAATCATCTGGTAATTTTATATTTGGAATTATATCATCATATTCATCAGATGAACTATCATCTAATGAATTATTATTATTATCTATTACAAATCCACTATATTCAGTATCTGATTCAGATGCTGAATTAGCTATCGATATTGTCTTACTAATTTCAAAACCACTATATTCAGATTCACTCATATTAATAATATTATTGTAATAATATTATTAACGAAACAAAACCTTATAACTGTCCGATTTTTTGTTATAAATTACACAGTCAATATTTGTAATTTGCATTTTTCTCATGTCATATGTTATGACAGATTTATTTTTTCCATATTTTTTATCATCTAATCCTTTACATAATTTTTCTAATACTTTTTTCCTATTTTTTTCTTTACCGTCATCATTTTTATAATTCAGTCTATTTACAAATTCTTCTAATTTCTTCCTTTTGTGAAAATCTTGTAACTTTATCCACGGTTTTTGATATGATACATTTTCCAAATTTGCTAAATAATCATTCATTGATGTTTTTTCTTTAGTATATGTATTATTAATTGCGTCATCATCCATACCAACTCTTTTTTTTAAATATTCAACATATTTACGGGGTACAATATCCTTATCGTCGTAATATTTAATTTCTTCAATAATTTTTGTTTTTACTAATGATTCTTGAAACGCATAATAGTCGAAATTATTCATTATAATAATAATATTTGATCTTCATATATTAATAAGTAAAATATAATCATTTTTTATTAACTTTCAATAATATAAGAATGCAACCAAACTGGGGAGGTTATAATAATAATACTCAAAATAATACACAATATCCAATGGATAATAGACATGGTAATATTCCTATGCCTATACAATCCAATAACAATGGATATAATAAAAATAGTTTTGGAACTGTATTTAATCCATTACCAAATATACCGTTTAATGGTTATGATCCAAAATCTTTGTTTGATAATCATAATTTTGTGAATTCCAATAATCTTTTACACAATAACTTACATAACATTATTCTCAATGAAAAAATCAGAGAATATTCTGTATTAATAGATAGTAAAGATCGTAATTATCAAGCTTATCCGGATCCTTTTCATTATACTGTGTCTTTTAATCCATTACCATCAAAAACTGAAATTGTCAATGGCAAAAAAGTCGTATATGAAACGCCCAATCCTATTGTCCAAGGAAATTTTGATAATGTCAGATATATTAAATTAGAAGATATATTTTTACCAATATTTACAAAAGTAACAAAAAAATGTGAAATAAATGAAGATGGTAATAAAATTATGGTAGATGCAATTGATGGTCGATATTTATTACCAGATGATATATATAATGTTTTAACAATAAAAGAATATACAGACGTAAATAATAGATCAACTAATGATGTACTTAATGACAGTTTTGCCACTGTTTATTATGATTACAGAATAAACGAAACACATTATCATGGTTATACAAAAAATGGAATAAAAATATTTGCGGAAGATGACTTAGCAACAATAAATAAATTTAGGATAGATTTTTACGATCAATATGGTAAACCTTTGAGAGTACCTAGTATAGATAAAAATATTATATCTGACACAGAATGTGATTGTGACGAAGATGATATTAATGATCCGAATAATAATTGTTTTCGTCATAATTTGCATCATCCATTAAATCCTATTTTTCAACATCATATACATTTTAAAATCGGAGTAGTTGAACCACATTTAAATAAAAAAGTATTCAGTTAAAAATAAATATTGATAATTTAACATTTATTTTGACTCTAATACACATAGTCTTTGTATTATTTGTTCTGTCGTTTCTTTTTGATCAGATAACTGATCAGATAATTCTTTAATAGAATCGTCCACTTCAGTATTAATATTAAATTGATTTATTACTGATGTTTCAATGTTTTTTATTTTATCATTCACAACAGAATTATCATTTAAAGTTTTAATATTGTCATTAATGGACATAATATTACTATCCAATAATGATAATTGTTCTTTGATAGTTTGTATTTTTTCGTGAAATATATTTTCAATATACGCATTATTAGTATTATTTATGTTTGTTACTAATTCTATCATATTGCTTTGTATGGATATTAATTCAGCTTTTAATTTAGATTGTTCGTTTTGAATAGAATCAATATTATTCTTTATATCTACAATATGTGCATTATGTTGAGTGTTAATTTGTTCAATATTATTTTTTACAGTATTCATTTCCGAAGGAAAATCTGATAAAGATTTTACATGTTCATACAAATTATTATATTCATTTTTCACAGAATTAATTTCGCTTGTTTGTGATGCCAACATTTGTATTCCAGTACGTAAATTATTATGTTCAGACTGAATATGTAATAGACTATTTTTAACATAATCAATATTATTACTTTCATACAAAACGGTATGTCCTGATGAATTCGTTATATCATAAGTGGTTGTGTCAATTGGTTTATTGATACGTATTTGTCTTTGTACCGGACTATACTTGTGAGATCCTTGTTTATTCCAACTCATAATTATACTTATATGTTAGCTTATTTAATTAAACTTTAGATTTGGAATATTAATTTTATTAGATATAACATATGTATGTGCGTCTATTTTTATAACTTCATCATTTTCCATATGTAATTTACCGACTGGATAATGTGTATCATAATCATAAACTATAGATGTTTTTGAATTTAACCAATAAAATTGTGGTTCTGTATAAAGAGGTTTATTGTTAGAATCATAACTATCAATAAATACGCCTCTTATTTTTGTGACTCTTATTCTTTCTATTTTTGTATTAGGTGCATATAATCCAATATCATATTTAATATCATCTTTTATGTCATCTTTATATGCAGCTCCAATATTTTTTGTTAATAATAAAGATTCTTGAAAATTAAAACAATTATACGATTTGGACATTTGATTATGTGATTTAAATAACACACAATCAACTGCTGCCTCTTTTAATGCATTTATAAATGTTTCATTAAGATTACTTTTTGCTTTTGCAATATCTTCTACTATTTCATCAGCAGTCATATTTTCTGTGTCATCTGAATCTCTTGTATTTGGTTTAATAACTTTTAAACGTATTACATCTAATTTTCTTTCTGATTGTTTTAATTGTTTATGTGAACATTGTCGATGACCACGACCAATAACTTGTTCAGTTCTAACGTCATTCCAATATGGTTCTAATATTAGTTCTAATCGCATATTGTACAATTGTATACCTTCAGTTGCAGATGGTGATAATAATATTACTTTAATTATTTCACCTCTAATATTATCATCAGCATTATACAATTCTTTTGTTTTATTTCTAAGTTCTCTTTCAATACGTCCATGATATTCACATACAGAAATACCTGCTAATTCTAAATATACTTTTTGCATATCCAATCCTTCCATATAAACATAATTAGAAAATATCATAACTTTACCAGGACAAACATAAGTGTAGAAAGTATTAGCTATCATTTTTGGACTGCATTCATATAAAGCTTTTGTAATATCAGAAATATTTTTTGCATTTTCGTAATATATCTTAAAATCTTTTTCATATTTATCATAATTTTCTTTAAAATCGTCCAAATCATCTTTTAATTTTCTTTTGGAATTGTCCATAATTTTTTCGAAATGCCTTTTTGTAGCTGATACAAATTTATTCATGGCTTTAATATATTCTTCGGCTTGTTCATTTGCTTGTTTTGCCTTTTCAACTGAATCAGCTTGTAAATCAGTAATATTAAAATCTTTTGGTCTTGGTCTTAAATCGCCTCTTATTTTTTCATTAACATGAGGGAATACAAAATTACAAGCTTGTCTTGTATAAGTCCTATATAATTTAGCAACTTTACCTCTTTTTTTCATTCTTTGTTCAATATCATTTTCCATTTTTTCGAATATACGATAAATATCATACTGATAATCGGACATTGGTAAATTTAAGTGTTTTAAATTTAATTCTGCATACAAGTCTGGCGTCGCTCCAACATAATAAGATACTAATCCCATAATACGACGTTCAAATAAATTTTTCTTGTCAGGTCTTAACACAGGATAAAGAGAATCAGTCACAAACATACGATTAAATTCTGCTTCTGACGATGGTAAAATACCTGGTCTTAGTAAATTAAAAATGAGTGATAATTCATATGGTACGTTAACAATTGGTGTTGCACTTAATAATAATACTTTTGTCATATGATTTTCAATCTTAAATTTGAGTATATAATCATATATTATTCTTGCTCTATGGCCAGATGTGTTTATATTGGAATAAACGTTTCTGATAAAATTGTGTGATTCTTCGATAACAAACATTGTTCTTTTTGTTAAATCTAATTTTTTCATTAAATCCATAAAATCTTTGTCAGCAAAAGGAGAATCATAATGTAATAAATGCACATTTTGATAAATTTTTGTATTAGTTACATCCATGTTTTCTTCTTGTTTTTCTCTATGTAACCATCGTCTTAAATTATTCATCCATGGGTCAGTATGTAATGATGCTTTTATTAAAATTACTATATTTGTATTTGGATCAGCGGCATACATTAAATTAATTAAATTAATTACTGTAACAGTCTTACCAGAACCCATACCATGATAAAGTAAACATTCATTATATGGACTATTAGGGCCAATATAATTACCTAAAAATGTTTGATATTTATGTAATTCTTGTTTATGCACAATATTACAAGGATCTTCGTCGGGAGATCTTATTACTGGTGGTAGTTTATATTGCTTAAAATTTTGTAATATCCAAGAAGGAAATAATACACCATTATGTTTAAGATCAATGTATTCGTTCATATTTTATACTATAGAATAGCATTTTAATAATTTCCATCATACATGCATAAATCCACTATTGTTAAAATACTATAAAAATAGCATTTTAATAATCTCCATCATACATATGTAAATCCACTATTGTTAATTGATAAATAGTATATCTTAAATCGTCAATAGTATTTTGATTATATAATTCCACAGATGCATTGCAAGTAGATATTTTATATGATAATGAATTAGTATTTGCTACATAATTCGAAATATCTTTTTCTATTTTTTGTTTTTTGTTATGAATATATTTATAAGTATATTCTTCTGCATTGTTTGTTGAAGATTCTGATGTAGATTCATTTTCTGATTCATCTGATAGTGTATCGACATCCGAATCTAAATTTTGTGTAGGTGTAGGTGTATTTACTAATTCAACTATAAAATTATCTGCATGTAAAATTACAGTATTATTTGGTACATTGTGATTATTAATTATATTAATATAAATATTCTTTTCATAATTGTATGAACCTGTAATGTTAAAACACAAATTAAGAATTTTTTGTGTAGATAATTCTGTTTCTAATATATTCGTAAATATTTGATATATTATGTCAGCTTCGTCTTTTGTCTTTGTTTGTATATTTATATCAAAATGAATTGATTTGTTTCTAGGATTTTTTAATAAATCTATCCATACTTTTATTGGTATTCGTTCTATAAAATTATAATTATCTCTAATATCATCTTCTGTACCATATAATTTTTTTGTTAATTCAATAATAAAACCGTGAACAATATTATCATAGGCATATTTTTGTGAATCCGTTAAATCATTTGCGAGTATGTATTTCATATACGAGTTGATGTCACATACATCATCAATATCTAATTCTAACAACAACTCTGTATTAGTACTATAATCAATAAATTGTGCTAATAAATTTGATTGGTTATCTAACAAATATTTTATTAAAACATTTCCTTCTATTTTTTCTTTGTTTGATAATAAATAAAAGAAATAAGGATGTAAATTCATATTAATATGTTCTTTAAAATCTCGAAATAAATAAACAATAACTTTACCAAGTAGTACAAAATCAAACTTTGAATAATTCTTAGGATTTGTTATCATATCATTTAATTTATCATTCGCTTCTTTTTTTAGTTCCGATATTATTTGTCTGAAAGTGCCCTTGCCATAACTTAAAGTTTTATTAGTTATCATATCATAAATAGTTGTATTAACAATATATGTTTCAGATGATCTTGATAATGTTGATAATATATTTGACATCTGACCATATACATTACTCTTATCAATATCTAAGTCAATATACACATTATTTTCATTATCTTCATTACCATCTTCACATAACATCCAATCGCAATTAGTTCGGAATAATTTTCCGAAGTTAATTCTAGGTAATAAACTTTTAAAATCAACATAATATATGTCATTTTTTGTAATAATACATAAGTGATTAGAGTGTATAAAAGATAAAGATGACATAGCTTTTCTACCACAATCTAATCGAGTCGTACAATTAGATACTATTTTAATTTGATTGTTGTCATATACATAATCTCTTATAATACCTAATTCTTTTATTTGATCTAATATTATTTTAATACTTATTGGATAAGAATTACGTATTACAATTTGACCTTCTGAATGATGTATTTTGAATGGTATTTCGTGTATTTTTTTAGATGGATTTATAATTTCTTCTGCTTTAAAATTAATAGTACGATTATTAAATAATATAAATCTATTATCGTTCACGAATACTATTTTTGAAAACATTTTTCTATCAAACGAACTAGAAAATCCAATTCGATGATCATCATAATCAAAATATGGTTTATCATCAAAAGGTATGCTATTTATAATATTCTCGAAATCATAAATTAAATAAGCCAATTTTTCATGCAAAACAAATAAATAACCCACCTCTAATAAAATTAATATATGACTATCTTTGTGTGATATACAAGCAGTATCAATATCTAATATTTTATCATTTATCTGCAATTTATTGTAACCATTCACAAATATTAAGTAATTGTTGATAAATGTATAAGAAGAACCTACAAAAACGGAATTTCTAAATATGTTGTTTTTTTTACCAATTGATATAATTCTGACTGATCCATTCGTTAATTCACAATACAGATAATCATTTATTTTTTTTATCATTTTTGCATTTTTAATAATTGCTATTATTTTCATTTTGGATGAATTTGCTTTATGAGAATATATTAGACCATTTTCATCAAGCATTAAATAACTATTTGTCGTTTTTTTAGGTTTAAATTTTGTTGATGCTTTGTCATCAATATTAGCAATAACATGTACAATTTTACTCGATGCCATTAATACTATATTTAATTTACATTTGATAGATTTAAATATTATATCAATTTTTATTCAAAAATAAAAGTTAACAAATGACAAGAGGAAGTGTATACAATTGTGGGTTGTTAGCGAGCTCGCATAAGATCCTGTTCATTGAAAATATAAACATATAATTGTTGCAATAGTCACAATATCTTCTTTGTTAAATCAATTATTATAATAGTTGATTTCGCTGTGAGGGAGGATTTGTCTTGAATTAGTCTGAGTAAGAGACAGAACAATATCGTACGATATATGTTCTGTAAAGTACAAGACCGAAAGCTACTTCTAAGTCGATAAAACATAATATCAAAATTGCAAAACAGAAACCGATTGAAGTTCTGAAATTTATCTTGAAATATTTTTGTGTAGCAATAGCAACGTAAAATAAAAAAATACCGGAAAAAAAGATATTCCTGCAAGCCAGCAGAAAAAACGGCGAAAAAGGCAATTTCGTTATGTTCAGCAGACATTGTGTGATTGTAACTGGTTATATTGAACCTTCCAATTAGTTCAAAATTTTAAATTTTTTTGATACAGAATTAAAATCATAAGTAAAAATAAATTTATGAGTTGTATACGCTGATAATTCAAATAAAAAACGTGTATATATTTATGAGAACTAATAAATTCGTGTGTTATGTTAATTTTTAATTTAATTTAAAAAATAATATACAAGAAAAGGAAGAATAGGAGAAAATTTTTAGATTTGTGAGTTGAATTTGGTTAGTTTATAAACTACATATACAAGAGCTATACATGGGTTCACCAAAAAACATATCAAAATCTTAAAAGCTATTTGAACAGTGGAAATGGTAAAAACAGCTTTCGAGACTTTGAAAAAAAATTTACAAACAAACACAAAACAGAAAGTGAAAAAGAAACAAATGATTATGATAGTGAACGTTAAAAAGTCAATATCAATACCAAAAGCTACAGACAAGCAAAGACCCATAGTTGCAAAAATAAAAGTAATTTTTAACCCATTATACACAACTTTGCAAAAAAAGACCAAAAAGTAAACAAAAAAACAAACAGAAATTATAACAACGAACGAAAATAAATCAATATTAAGAACATCAACATCAATAATAGCGAAAAAAAAAGCACAAATGCACGCAAGAACACCAACGATTTGGATAAACATTTTTTGTAACTGTTTAAACTGATATTATTAATTAAAGAACCTTCCAATCAGTTGAAAATTTCAATTTTTTTACACATATTGGCTATATAATAACTATGTGTCAGTATAAAACAAGATAAAATAGTAAATTATCACATAAATCTTATCAGAAATATTAGAAGAAATATTCAAACATTTCTAATTTTCAATTTTTTTTACATAAAGTGCACGTATACCCCCTTTAGATTTTATATAAGCTTCTGCATTGATACCAGATGTAATTTCCTCATATACATTAACATATGCTTTATAAACGTCATCATATGTAAACAAATGAGGCGCACATTTGAAAATATCAATAGACGACAAGTGATCCGGTAATGTATCATAATATTCTACTTTTTCTAAGACCACTACAACTTCAATATTGTTGAATATTATAATTTGTTTACCAATATAATCATCATATAAACCTTTTTGACCAGTTGTTTTTGTACCATCATTAATATAATTTATCCAAGGTTTTTCGACGTGTTTTCTTAACATATTAATATAATCATTTTTTATAAAAAAATGACTAATGTTTATTTTTATTATGTGTATCTAATATTAATCATATAAATGAGTAAAAAAACTGTTATAGTATATGTAGATGGTTCTTGCTTTAATAATGGTAAAGGTGGTTCTTTTGGAGGTATGGGAATATATTTTCCAAATCACGAATTAGCACATATATCAAAAGTATACAGAAAAGATACATGTACTAATAATAAAACGGAATTATATGCCATATTAACAGCTATTAGATATGTAAATAAACATATTGGATTAAAAAAATGTAAATTACATATTAAGTCGGATTCAGATTATAGTATTAAGTCTGTCACAGTTTGGATTAAAGGATGGTTAAAAAATAAATGGCAAAATTCAAAAGGTGAACCAGTCGCTAATAAAGATCTAATAAGTAAAATACATTCATATGTATCTGTTTATAATATTACATTTGAACATGTCGAAGCACATACAGGACGCAAAGACATTGATAGTATATGCAATGACAAAGCAGACAAATTAGCTAAAGCTGCTGCAAATAGAAATAAACAACAAAGACCAACTAGACAAGCTGGTAGTAAAAGAACATATAATAAACCTTATCGTAGAAATTATAATAATAACAAACGAAACTATAATAGAACGCCAAAATTATCTGATCCGCGTGTTAAGATACAATTAGTATCTGCGCCAAAATAAATTATATATTATCAGTTCGTATATGATCTGGCCAGTTTAACTGATGTATCCATTGTTTAGATGCAATATTTATTGTTAATTCACAATATTCGCTATTATAGTTATCATTATCTATAATTTTGGAATTCATAACGAATTTATTTTGTATGTATTTATACCTACACACAAAATACATTAAATCTGTTATTCTATTTCGTCTTGTACCACTTGTATTACCATATGATAATTTAATATTTGCATTTTTTAATTTTTTATTTGATCTGCATTTACATAATTTTTTCCATCCTGACTCGAATGATAAACATGATTGTTTATTTTTAAAGCCAGTTATATACAATACATATTCCCAAGTATCGCCTTTTGTATATTTCGCACCTTTGCCTCTATTGTGTGTATTTAATCGTTTTTCAGTATTATTAGTAGCTCCAATATATGTACATGAATTAGTTGTTGATTTTAACAGATAACAAGACCAATCAGACATTTTTACAATAAAAATTGACTTTAATATATACATATACATTCGAATAATTTATATACTCTCAAATGGAATTGATCAAAAAATTATCTGATAAAAAAAATTTTTGGGAAATTGTACCCGAACTTAAAAAACACGAATTAATTGAAATTATTCAATTATGTTCTGATTATTATCATAATAAAGGTAAACAATTGTTATCGGATACATTATTTGATGTTATAACAGAAAGATTAAAAGCTATCGATCCAGATGCAAAAATATTAAAAAAAATAGGCGCGCCTGCAAAAGGCAGATCTGTAAAATTACCTTATTGGATGGGTAGCATGAATAAAATAAAATCAGATGATGATAAATTATTAAAAAAATATTTACAGACACAGCCTGGTCCATATTATGTATCTGATAAATTAGATGGTATATCCTGTTTATTGACAGTTACAAACGGTAGAATGAAATTATATACAAGAGGTGATGGTGAAAATGCACAAGATATTACACATTTATCGTCAGTTGTAAAATTGAAGTTTAAATCATCACAAACATTTGCAATTCGCGGAGAATTAATAATAAGCAAAGCGCATTTTAATAAGTATTATAAAAAAAAATATGAGAATGTTCGTAATCTTGTAGGTGGAATTGTGAACACAAAATCAACTTCAATAAAACCATCCGATTACAAACATGTTGTTTTCATAGCATATGAAGTTATTGAACCTAATAATAAAATATCTGAACAATATAAATTTTTAGAAAAGAATGGTTTTAATGTTGTTACATATCACAAATACAATAAATTATCGATGGATAAAATGGATGAAATTTTAACTGAAAGAAAAGACACAGCCGAATATGATATTGATGGTATTATTGTCATAAACAATGAAAATCATAAGAGAAATACAACAGGTAATCCAGAATATTCTTTTGCATATAAAGGTATATCTGAAATAGCAGATGTTACTGTAAAATCTGTTATGTGGAAAGAATCAAAAGATGGATATTTAAAACCAACTATTCATTATAATAAAAAGAAATTATCAGGTGCGACTCTGGAAAATGCCACAGGTTTTAACGCAAGATTTATTGTAAAACATAAAATAGGTAAAGGTACTATTTTAAAAATAGTTAGAAGTGGTGATACAATACCGCATATATTATCTATTGTAAAAGGCACAAAACCAGAATTACCACAAAATATTAAATATGAATGGAATAAAACACGGGTCGACATTGTATTAAAAGACATAGATAATAATGTGAATGTTGTAAAAAAAAGAATAACTAAATTCATGAAAGATAATGGTGTAAAAAATATATCAGAAGGAATAATTAGTAAATTAGTCGATTCCGGATATGATAATATATTTAAAATCATAAAACTAAAACCAGTCGATTTAATGAAATTAGAAGGTGTACAAGAAAAAATGGCTGAAAAAATATATGTCAGTATTAATTCTAAAATAAGAGAATTATCATTATTAAATTTAATGGTAGGTAGTAACTTATTTGGAAGAGGTCTTGCTGAATCAAAGATAAAAAAAGTATTAGATGAATATCCAAAAATTGTAAATCAATATGAATCAAAAGATAAAAAGAAATGGCTGACAAAAATAAATAATATAGAAGGCTTTAGTGAAATATCCACAACACAGTTTTTAGATAATCTGCCAACCTTTATAAAGTTTTATAATCAAATACAAAAACATTCAAAAATAAAAGCCTATAAAATAAACAATACAAAATCAAATAAAATGTCTGGAGAAGTCGTCGTCTTTACAGGATTTAGAGAAAATAATTGGAAAAAAATGATTGAAGAAAATGGTGGAAGAGTAGCGGGTACTGTTTCTGGAAATACAACAATATTAGTACATAAAGATGGAGAGACGACATCATCAAGTTATAAAAAAGCAAAAACGCTGTCATCCGTTAAAATCTATAATAAAACACAATTTGATACAGTCATAAAAAAATTGAGTTAATTTGATATTGTAATGATTAAGATTAATAATCATATTAATTTTAATCAAATGCACCATCTCAAAAATACAATGGCTGAATTAGAAGCAGAACTTGAACTCGATTTTATTATTGATGATATTTCAGCTGATGATATATCATTTGTTCAACCATATTTTCGTTATGAAGCAAATATGTCACATATTTATAGATTATTAGGTATATCATATTCCGAATTAAAAAAAAATAATTATGAATTGAGTTACATTGTAAATATGGAATATACAAATCCAAAAATTATAACAAACATTAACACGAGTGGAATTGAGAACCATATTGATAATTATAAGTTAAAATATTTAACAGAAATGAGTAATAAAGTAACATTAAAATATTATGAAGTTCTTGTAGAACTATTTAATGAGAATAGTTCTTTTGCAAAACATTTATTAGAATTAGATGACGAAGACATTGAAGATGACTATGTACTAATTATGTGTAAAAAAAAACAGTACAATATGATAAATCCAAATTATATATTTCAAATATGTGAAGAAAATACATACATTAAAAATGATCAAGAATATGTTAAACACGGATTAATAAAAAATATATTGGATGGTCTAAAAAGTGAAATAAGTGAACAAAAAAAAATATTTTCACATAAGATCGATACAATAATCTCTGAGCATTTATTTAGTGCAGTAAATACAAATAACTATAGATTAAAATACGATGTTATTTGCGCTGTTTTAGAATATGAATGGTATTTATTAAATAATAATATATATGCATTAGACAGATACATGAACTGGAGCGTGCCATTTTATTTTCCGATTGATAATTTGTTAGATAATAAAGTTGTCATTATCTAATAATTATTGATATAAATAATATCAATAATTAAATATAAATGGATAAAATATTCAATAACAAATACATTTGTATTGCTATTGTAGTTGGTGCAGTTGTTGTAATTTATTTGTATAAAAATAAAGAACAATGTAACATTGAGGGTATGAAAAATGTAGACTTATCAATGTTAGCACCTGAATTAACAGAACATCCATGGACAGATGGTTCTAATCAATATAAGTTAGTAGGAAATAAATTTGATAAATATGCTGACAAATATGTTGCGAGAAAATTAAAAAAAGAAGGATATTATGTGTCAAAACCAATTGAAAGAAATGACCAAAGATTCGAAGAATATATGGAAAATAGTGGTTCATACAAACCATATAGATCAAGAAAACAAAAACGCGCATTTAAAAAATTAGGATCAAGAAAATATAGAGACGGACCAAGACCATTAGACAATAGGCCTGATTTAAGTCAATGTCAACCATGCGGTAGATACAAATCAGATTCAGATATTTATTCAGATTCTGATTCTGAATCATACTAATTTAATATATACAAAAATTGAATTGTTTGTATATATTAAAATATTAATGTAGTATTATTTACAATAACAATGGCGAATAACAAAGTATATAAAGCATCATTAACAGGTTTAAGAGATAATAATGAAGACTACGAATATACACATTATAACTTAAAGAAAAAAAATCCAAAATATGCATATACAGATATTTTTATTATATGCGATGGTCATAGTATAGAAGGTAGTGGAGGCGATATTGTATCAAAAGTTGTTGCTAAAAAGTTAGCATACAAATTCACAGATAAAAATTTAAAATTTCCGATTAGTAACAAAAAAATAAAAAAAATTTTTAATGATGTACATAATGAATTAGTGAGTGACTATTCTGATGAATGTGCTGATTATGGTACAACGGCATTAGTCGTTATTAAATATGAATATAAATCTGAATATCATTTAATTGCAATTAATTTGGGTGATTGTAGGGCATTTGTTGCTACAGATACATCCTATACAGTTTTAACACTTGACCATAAACCAACTACATATTTAGAAAGATCAAGGATAGCTAAAATAAATTCTGAATTAAAAAAAAAAGATAAAGAAAATATTGAGATTGATGATGACGGTATATATAGAATATGTGGATTATCTGTATCTAGATCATTTGGTGATTTAAATCAAAAACCATTTATATCACATGAACCATGCACAACAAGATATACTATAACAGAAGATACAACATTAATAGTTATGGCATGCGATGGATTATGGGATGTCATGAAAGAAGATGAAGTATTAAATTTTATTAATGATTGGAGAAATGGAAATGACATGAGTTTTTATTCGGATCAGTTCACAGATAGTACATCGCAAGATATAGCGACACTATTAGCCGAATATGCAATTATATTAGGTTCTACTGATAATGTAAGTGTAATCATAGTTAATTTTTTTGATTAATTATTAAAAATATTAATAACTAATCAACAACTTGTATCGGGTACCATTTATTTTTATGTTGGTCTTTTACACATATAACGACTAATTCTTTTTTTTTATATGCTTTAAACCATTGCAAGTACATTTTACTGTATGTTGTATTTGGAATATATGCATTAGCAACTTTTTTTTTGGTATTGTAATCTAATAATTCGTAAACTTCTCTGTTGATAGTTTTTTTGATTATAAACTTATTTGTTTCATAAATATCGTCATATTTATCTTCATCTATTAATTCATAAATAAAAGTTGGTAGACTAAATTCATTGGGATAAAACCATACTTTATCAATACTATTATTTGATTTAATTCTATCAAACACCATTTCAAATGAATTTTTAGAAATATTATCAATATGTGCTGTCATAATAGTTATATCTTGTTTTTGAACAATAGATGCATTAATAGTATCTTTTAATTTATTCATTCGTGTAATTTTATCATAATGTATCATTTCTTCACCTGCTAAATAATATATTTCATCTATAATGTACATAAATTCAGAGTTAGTATTACTGAATATTCCTTCAGCAATAGTACCATTATATAAGTTTGGATGTGCGGAAATATCGATGGGATGTATTTTTAGTTTTTCAAAATAATATTTAGTACGTTTTTCATAATTAACAATATAATAAATATCATCTAATTTAACAATGACTATCATAACTCTTTTCCCAACTAATGTTGTACCAACAGTATAATCATTATCTTTAATATATTCAATATGATTTTCATCTGTTATATATATTGATTTAGGTGTATTGTTAGTGCATTTATTAACATAATTTACTATTGCTTTTTTAGTACGAATATTATCTAAATTTGTATTTTTATTTACTTCTCTATTGGACGACTTAGAATGAAACATTTCATAATATAAATAGTATTTAATTATGTTATGAATGTGTATCAATTTTTGTTCAAAACTCATCACCGAAAGTAGATAATTTGTAAGTTGACCCTTTAGAATCATAACCGTATAAATTAGAATCTTGCAATTTCCCACCATTATTTTCGTTTTCATTTTCATATACAATTTGACCAGATGCCAACTTTTTTATTTTCATTGGAACAGCTTTTACAGATGTTACTTGAGAATCGTATATTTCAGAAACGGATTTACCAAGTAATTGTTTATCAGAAATATGTGGATCTACTTGTGGTGTTGACATAATGACATTAGATTTATCATTAACAAATTTATCAATTTTACCCATAGACTTAGTATATTGTTTGTGATTTTTTTGCATTTTCTGTGCAAAATTTCTTTTTTCATCTTTAGACATCAATGGTATACCAAAACTATCATCCCAGTTATTTGAAACATTTACACTATTGTGAGTTTTTATTTTATCATAATCATAAGAGTTAGTTTCATCTGCTATATCAAATTCTATATCAGAATCTGTATCTGATAGAGCTGCTGCTGTTTCTGATAGGTCGGGATCATATACATCAACCTTATCGTCATAATATCTATCATTAGATATAATTGCCTTATCATCATAATATCGTATATCAGCATCATTTCTAAATTTTACGTTCTTTTTTTTATGTTTTGTTCGTATTTGTGTGTTAATTTCATAATCTTCTTCATTTGGTGATAAAGTCATATACAATACACCCGCACATAACAATATTATTAATAGTAATTTAGTTACAGTATTCATTATACGAATTAATAATATTTTATATGTTGTAATTAACTAGTTTATTAAATAAGGTGAATTTATTCCTATGTAATTCAAATTATTGTGATTTTGATTATTATATGTCGTTCTATTAATTCTAACATTTCTTCGTCTGTTTCTTTTATGTATAACTTATTGTCATATATCCATTGTAATTTTACACCAGCTCCGCAGTTGTATTTTAATGCAAGTTCGACATAATGATATTTATTGAGTATTTTTTTGTGAGAATACTTATTATGGTACCAAATAAATGATTCAAATTTTTTGTCTGAAAATAGTACCCAATAAATAGCTTCAAAATTTATATCAAATAAAGTATACTTTTTAAATAAATATTTCATAACAAATATATCACAATTTAATGCATTCATAATAAGATTATTATCATTATAATGTACCATATTATTTTCTTCCAAGTAAGTGATAATTTTACTGATTTTACTTTTGCAAAGATAATGAGAGAGCAATTTTAAATAAAAATTTTGAATATAACTTGTACAATTCTTTTGTGTATGAATATATTTAAAACATTCAATAGAATCTCCAATTATTAAACATGATTCCAATTCTGTTTTCATTACATCATTGCCTATCCTATTTGTATTAGCTGTATTATTTGTATTATTTGCATCTTTATCAGTACTTATTTTTTCTTGAATAAAATTAAAAAAATCTAATTTATCTTGAAGAACTGAATATGCTAAAAGAGTATATATATTTTCTTGGTATTTTGGATTAATTTGAATAGAGTAGTTAGACAATAAAAATTTTAACATATCCATATTATTTATATCAATTGACTTTACACATAAAGGATATATATCATCTATTATATGATTTTCCATCAAAATAGGTATCATTTTAATATCTACATTCTCTATTATATTTTTTCCTAAATCGCGAAAAGAAAACAAATTGCTTGTGTACATAAAATGTAATATTTTAGAAAGAGATTCATAATCATGTTTCTTAATAAGTTCATATACATAATTATTCATATGTTCGTTATCAATATTATATCGCAATTGTTCAGGTTCATGTATATATAATAAATTATGGCAATTAAGAATTAAATATCCTCTTGAAAACAAATAATTTGCCAATATATTTAATAATTCTAACATATCTTCTTTCAATATAATTATTATGACATCATCGCATACTTCTAATAATTCTTCAATAAACTGTTTTGGTAAATTTTTATTCGTATTTTGCATATTATACGGCATCATATCATAATTATCCGGCATCACCGATAAATATTCATAGTCATTAATTGTACAGACAATATTATCTGGAGCAATATATACATATTTATCCAATTCTTTTTTTATAATGTCAAATTTACTATTACAAATACTATTTACACACTTACACAACATTTTACATGTCATCATTATAGAAAGTTTTCCACAAAGATCTAAATGTGTTGACAAATAAGTGAGTATGTCAGGACCAAAATCTAATATGTTCATTATTATATTTATGCAAATATAATAATAATCATGTTAAACATATAAATCTGTATAAGCATTATAATATACATGAAACTTAAAGTTTTCTACATTTTATTAGGGCTATTTATTGGTTTTTTTATGATATATATCACATACGAACCACCTAAAATAATAGTAAAGTATCCAACTATAGATAACATCGAAAAAACTATTTACACAGATAATAACAGTAATTGTTATAAATATTATGCTAAAGAAACATCATGCAATAATTAACATATTATTATACGTTAATTATTACCAATATGTTTTGGGATAGTTTTTTATGCATCCTATAGCTATACTTTGTGTTTTATTAATATGATCATGTGGTATATGACCATACATATTATTTTTTAAAGGATTATAATAAGAAGGACCTATACAATCTATATCGCATTTTATTTCAGTTAAATCTATATTACACGCAATATTATTTTGTGGTTTAGATTTAAATAAATCACGATAATACCATATAGTTGTCTGTCCTGTGCGTTTATCATAATAAAGATATCCTCCATATTTTAAATGCAACTTATCAAATACATTTCTATTATCATATTTAATACAATATTTTATTATTTTCCAGAGAGCCAAATTATTATCGTAATTGACACAGTTATTTTGTTTGTGTTTAATAGCAGCTAATGTAATCGGTATATAATCAATATCATATCCATTAGTAGTTGCATAATCCAGAATATTTTTATGACCTTTTTCTGCTGCTAAGATTAAGTTATTAACTGATAGACATTTGTTCTTATTTTTTATGGATTCGATAATTTGAATATTGCCATATTTTGCACAATATTCAAATATGTTATTAGGTAATTGTCCCGAAAATAAATAAAAGTATTCTAACATTTCAACACTATCATATTTGATAATGTACTTGTATATATAATTATCAACTGTAAGCCCTAATGAAACATGGTCAAATATTTGCTTATTTTGATTAAAAGGCAAAATATTTTTAAATAAATTTTGTGATGCAGTTTTCACATAATCTTTAAAATATTGTATATCATTTGATTTAATTATGTTCTTCAAAAAAAGTACTTCGCGTTTTAATATAGCAATATTTGTATATTGATCTGCTCTAATTTTAATATATTTTTTTCGGTACACTTCATTGTATCTTAATAACATTACATAATCTTTTGGAATATTATCAACATATTCAATTGGCTTTATTATTATTGTATTATCAAGATTAATTAAAAAATATTTTGTCAGAATCATATCATATTTGTCTTGTGCATATGTAAATAGGACTAATTTATCAAGATCTGTTTTACACAGATGAAAAATAACGTCAAATATTGTTTCGAAATTAAACATTTTCATAATAATATGACTTGATATCAGAAAATTATATTTATCTACGATTTGCAAGTGACATAGAATATCATTAATATTATCATTTAATAGTGTATTCATTTGCATAAATACAAAAAATTGATATTATAATTGTATAATATTAATTGATATTATAATTGTATAATATCAATTTTTATTAGTATACTAGATATGTCGTATATATTCATTACAACTGATGGTGTATCTTTTAATATTCCAAAAGAATTAATAAACGAACATGCTGGTTCATTCTTATTATCAGTAGTTAAATACAATGAAGATGATATTAATGAGATAGCTTTCGATTCAGAATTGTTTGGACACATCCAAATATATTTACGCGATAACATATTACCACACGAACATGATTATAAATTTCATAAACTATTGGAAAAAAATAATTTTGATAGTTATGATAATTTTATATTGTATATGGGATTTGAAGGTGATATTGACCATATAGAAGATTACGGTTCAGCGGATGAAGAGTATGATAAATTTATATATAATGATATCGACTTATATGTCGAAAAAGAAGTAAATATAAATGATTCTGATATGCCTGATATGTGTAATAATTGTGAATGTATGTGCAATGATTGTATTACTGACTAATTGCTATTTTTATTCTTTCCATTGCAATTGGATCATTCTCCAGAACCAATCTATATTTATTACAATCGATTTGTCTACTACGGCAAATAGTACCATCTTTACAAGACGGCGATCTCGGAATATTTAAACATCTTGTATATTGAAAAATCATTTCGTCTGCAATTTTCATTTTGTTTAATTTCGTAATTTCTTCTTGCATATCATTAATTCTATTTTGTAAAATATTCTCATTTTCATTACAATCAGAATATTTTGTTTCAAAATCATTAATTTTATTATCCTGACGCGCATAAATAATATACAAAAAAACAATAGATAAAAAAGATATACATAATATAATAATTATTTTCATTATATTATTTAGATGCATTTTATTATGAACTAATTTGAATTAGTTCATAATAAATATTATCTTTTAATATACATTCGTTCTTTTATCCAGTCTTTGACATTGGGTGATAATGATCTACACATATGATTAACAATATCCATATTATCATTCATAATATGATGTATAATTATTTTCCTCTTTGTATTGTCATCAAAATTATTATCGAATACCATAATAAAATATTTTAATGATAATACTTCTTTTGACATAATGACACTTGAATAAGGATAAGAATCTGTTAAATACTTAAAACAGTTGATTGCATCGCAAGAACTAGCAGCCAATAATAATGTGTGAATATTTTTTTCGATAAGATAAGATTTTTCAAAGCCACCATAAATATTATATACAAATTTAGATATGTGTTTTTGTGCATATTTTAAGCATTCTACAGAATCGCTTTCTAAACTGGCCATTAAATGATTTATATCTATTAGTAATGTAATCGTGATACATTTTGTACGTATATACTCAATAAGGTCTAGTTTTCCTAAACTAAACATTTGTAAATATATTCTTCGTTGATCAAGGTACAATGTATAGTCTAAATATTCGTGTATAATACTTGTATTAACTAAGTTTTTACAGTAACGCGTATATTTGTCATTTGATAGTAAAACAGAATAGTTATATATATCTGTCATATTTGACTTTTCATAAAAATAATATAATGTTTCTAAATTGTTGAGTGATTCGATACAATCATGAACAATATTCCATTTAAATGATCCATTTAATCTTGTTATAAAATCAATGCACTTTTCATTATCTTTGAAAAGCATATTTTTCCAGTCTTTGCAAACCATAGATAATTGAAAAATATCGATATTTTCCAAATGAGATATAATGTATTGAAATGTATCAGGTAAATCCATTGTATATAATGGGGTATGTAAATTATCTGTATTATTGTTTTCATTTTTTATTGTGTTCTATTATAAAACTCAATGTCATTCTTAGAAAAGAAAGAAACAATAATATTAATATCATTCATATGGGGATTGGGATTAGCAATGTTATTTAAAAAGACTTGCTCAAATAGAAATTGTATTGTCATAAGAGCACCAAATTTACAAATTAAAAATGGCACAGAATATATTGAAGACAATAATAAATGCTACTCATTACATAGATATTCTTCTAAATGTATGTAATGAATAATTTACTTCTTTTTTTTCTTTTTTAATTCTCCTTTGCCATTAATGGGATACACTGGATAAGCCGGTGTTTCTATTTTTTTTTCAAATTGGTCAACATTAATTTCAGGTATTTGTGTATTAAATTGTTCATAATACTCTTGCATTCTTTTTTCCGTAATCGCTTGTTTTTTCTTTTGTGTTTCATATTCTTGTAATAATCTTCTTTCTTGGACCGTGCGATATCGGTATATTAACAATATAATAATTCCCACCATGAGTAAAATAGCCCATTTATTGGGAATAATCCAATCATAATAAAATGTACTAAACCCGGATTTAACAGGTTTCCAATAATCTCTTTGAGGATGCAAAGTATGTTGTACTCTTTTTTTTGTTATAGAATCAACTAAATGTGGTTTATCATTAAAACTCATTTATAAATTATCGTCATAATAAAAAATGACAGCCAAAATTTAATAATCTAAATAGTACTATTCTTATACTATTATTTGTGCAATATGGAAAAATATGACAAATTAAAAAGCCGCTGTGATAAATTTTTAAGAGAAACAAAAAAATCAAGGTATGATGATCTAAGTACAAAAAAACAAAACACCCTAATAAAAATTTTAATATATATGACAAAAATATTATCAATAGAATGTACAACAGATGGCGTCGCAAAAAAAATACTTATAGATTTCTTTGATAATTACGATCAAATATTTAATCTACAAGTTTGTTGTTCAGTTATGTATGATAATGAAAATAGATCACGTAAATATATGGTTGTAAAATTATGTGAAGATAAAAAAGGTACATGGAGATACGAACCATATAGTTTATGGAACACATTTAGAAGTAATGTTTGTACATATGTTATTACAAATGATGTTAAAGAAAAATTAACAGCAAATAAAATTAATAGTTATCTTGGATATGAAAAACCTGGTTGTGATATGATAAAACACTTGGTTCAATTTATTACAAAAATGGATAATATAACAGACGATTCATTATTAGTTATTGTAGAATATGTTGCTGTGTATGATTTAAACAAAGACAGATGCAGGCAAATATTATATTTTATGAGTACAATTTATTCCAAAATGACTAATAAAGACATATTCTGGATAACATTTTTGTCAAATACATCTAATCAAGAGTTTGTATTGGATATTATAACATCAATTCGTCCAATATATAAAAAAGACATGAAACAAACAACCTATGACAAATTGTTATATAAAAATGGTATTGATGATTATAAAAAAGGTTGTTCGGTAGAATCCATAAAAAATGTCGATATAACAGACGATCATCTTGAAAATATAGCATGTAAATTATTATTATTTATAGAGCGTATATATCCAATACCATATGAAGCATATAAGGTTATATGTAAACAAAAACTATTAATTGAAAAAATGTTGGATGAGAACTTTGATTTTTTTAATGATATATGTGATATCGTCGCTGAATATAGTGATGATGACGTTATAACATTATCTGCTTTAATAAATGCAGGTTATTATACTGATAAAAAAACAATAGCCTTAGCAGAAAAATCAAATAATATTATGTGTGTGGCTTTATTAAAATAATAAATAGTTATTTTAATAAATGTTCATGTATAATTAATCCCATTCTGATTGAAAATCAAATATGCAAAAATCTCTATCTCCATTAACTTTAGGATCAGAATATCCATCACTTCTTTCTTCGAAAAAATTAGATTTTACAAATGTATCAATTTTTCCCATAAAATCAAAAGGATTTTCAACATTATATAATTTTTCATATCCAAACATAACTAAAAATCTGTCTGCGACATAACGAATATATTGTGACATTAAATTTGCATTCATACCTAACATTTTACACGGAAGAGATTGATTAATAAATTTATCTTCTATTTCGACGGCCTCTTTTAATATTTCATATATGACAGATTGTTTTAATTTATTATCCAATAATTCGTATATATAACTTGCCAATATGAAATGAAGAGCTTCGTCACGGGCAATAAATCTATTTGCTTTACGTAGACCTGCTAATTTTTTACCAGGTTTTGTTTTTAACCAGAAAATAGATGCAAATGCACCAGAAAAGAAAATTCCTTCTACAATTGCAAATGCGACTATTTTGTGTGCAAAAGGTTTATCAGAATTTATCCATTTTTCACACCAATCTTTTTTTAATTTAATACTTTCCATTGATTTGATTGCATTAAATAACTTATTTTTTAATCCAGAATCTTGAATATATGTATCTAATAATATAGAATATGTTTCGCCATGTACATTTTCCATATCAAATTGTTTTCCATATGCGCATTCTGCTTCTTTAATTTTAATGACATCAACAATATTCTTTTTTATGTTACAATTAACAATACCATCAGAAGCTGCAAAAAATGCTAGAACATGCATTAAAAATTTTCTGGTATTTTTAGAAGAATTTTCCCAATCAATAATATCTTTTGATAAGTCAATTTCATTAGGAACCCAATTTTGTTCCTGTTGTTTTTTATAGTTATTCCATATTTTTTGATACTTTGTAGGAAAAACGGTATATTGTTGACTTGTATCTGATAATATTTTTTCTGGAACAATATCTTTTATAAAATCAGCAGAATGTTTTTTATATGCATCTAAGTATGGTTCATTATTAATATCAATAACTTCTTCTGTATAAGACATAAATTTCAATTCAAAATCTTCTTCAATTTCTTCTTCAACTACACTAACATTTTTTTTATTTTTTCTGTCTTTATACTCAGAATATGAATTATAAGGACAACTAGTTGATCTAGACTGTTTTGATACAATTTTCGTTAATATTGTCATTGTGATGTATTTGATAATTTAATATTAGATTAATTATACAAAAACTGAATGTCAATTTTTTGTCGATATTTAATAAAAAATTGATACATAATCATTTTATAAAAATTTTATATAGTTACATATTACTAATCAATGTCTGTAATACTAGAAGTAAATAAACCAATTGAATATGGTGTTACTATATCAGATGATGATTTATTAGAATCTGATAATATGAATATTGCAAATGTTTTTGTCTATGATGAAACTACAGATGAGATAAAAAATCTTACTATTGATATTTTAAAAGTTTATGCGAAAAAATTGTCTGATGAATTAAACGTTGACGTAAATAAACTTGTTACAAAAGTATTTTCGCAATTAAAAGAAGTTAATACTATTACAGAAGTTGAAGATTTGTTTATATCCGTATGTCAAGACATGATGATTGAGCATCCTGATTATGAAAAAGTATCTACAAAAATTATGATAGATAATTTGCATTCAACGACAAAAAGACCATTTGCGGAAATTGTTGAACTTATGTATAATAATAAAAATGAAGCAGGCAATAACGCACCAATTGTAAATGATGTATATAAAAAATTTTGTTTAGATAACTGCGAAGAACTAGAATCATATTTGGATTTTAGTAGAGATTATAGACATACATATTTTGGCATTGAAACATTAAAACATTCATACTTAAAAAAAATAAAAAATATCATAATCGAATCACCACAACATTTGTATTTACGAGTCGCAATATCGTGCCATTATAAATCTAATATTCCTGTTGAAACAAAACTAGATAAAATAAAAAAAACTTATAATTATTTGTCAAAAGGTTATTTTACACATGCAACACCAACATTATTTAATTCTGGAAGTATATGTGAACAATTATCAAGTTGTTTCTTGTTGGGTATTGCAGATGATATTGATACTATTGGTGATATTGTTAAAAAAGCAATGAAAATTAGTAAACATGCTGGAGGTATTAGTATATGTTTGACACATTTAAGAGCAATTGGATCATACATATCAACAACGCAAGGTAAAGCATCTGGTATTAAATTAGCAAAAGTACTAAATGAAATTGCAAGATATGCTGATCAAGGTGGTAAAAGACCTGGATCAATTGCCATTTATACTGAACCATGGCATGCAGATATTATTGCATTTTTAGAATTAAAGAAGAATACCGGAGCAGAAACCGAAAGGGCAAGAGATTTATTTTATGGTTTAATGATGAATGATATTTTCATGAGACGAGTAGAAGAAGATGAAATATGGTCATTAATGTGTCCACATACATGTCCAGAACTGCTAAATAAATATGGCAAAGATTTTGATGACGCATATATTAAATATGAATTAGAAGGTAAATTTGTAAAACAAATAAAAGCCAGAGATTTATGGTTGAAAATCATGGATACATGTTTAGAAACAGGTACACCTTATATAGTATTTAAGGATGCTGCAAATTCTAAATCAAATCAGCAGAATATTGGTGTTATTAATAGTTCTAATTTATGTACAGAAATATTAGAATATTCAAGTGCAACCGAATTTGCAGTTTGCAATTTGGCATCAATTTGTTTGCCAATGTTCGTAGAAGAAAATAATGGTAAATATAGTTTTAATCATGATGAATTATTGGAAGTAACAAAACACATAACCTACAATTTGAATAATATTATTGATATTAATTACTATCCAGTTCCTGAAACAAAAATATCAAATATGAAAAATAGACCAATTGGAATAGGTGTGCAAGGATTAGCTGATGTTTTTGCTAAAATGAGAATGTCATTTGATTCACCGGAAGCAAAACAATTAAATAAGGAAATATTTGAGACTATTTATTATGGATCACTTTTACAATCCAATGAATTATCTAAATTAGATGGTCCGTATGATAATTTTAAAGGATCACCTCTATCAAAAGGATTATTTCAACATAATTTATGGGGCCACGATGATACAATTACATCCGGAAGATGGAATTTCGCTGAGTTACGAGAAAATATTATTAAATATGGAGTTAGAAATAGTGAGACTACTACTGTAATGCCTACAGCCTCTACATCACAAATTCAAGGTAATAATGAATGTATAGAACCATTTACAAAAAATATATATGTAAGAGCAACAAATGCCGGTGACTATTATGTTGTTAATAAATATTTAGTAGCAGAATTAATGGAACTAGGATTATGGAATAGTAATATGATAGATATGATTAAACATTATGAATCAATTCAAATGATAGATGAAATACCAGACAATATTAAATTAAGATATAGAACAGTTTGGGAAATATCTAAAAAATCATTAATAGATATGGCCGCTGACAGAGGATCATATGTATCACAATCACAAAGTTTTAATCAATGGCTTGCTGAACCTAGTTATAAGACATTAACAACGACATTATTTTATGCTTGGAAAAAAGGATTAAAAACGGGTATGTATTATTGTAGAACTAAACCAAAGACCGAAGCAATTAAATTTGGTATAGATGTAAATAAGACGAAAGAATTAGAAAATAAGTTAAATAATTCTGACGATGGAAATAACACAGGTCCTATATGCAGAATGGAAGAAGGATGTATTCATTGTTCATCATAAGAATCATATTAATATTATGATTAATTAATCACAATATTAAAAATACAAGATTGTAACTTTTTATAAGTCACTATTAAGGATCATATATTTATGTTTATTTATAATATCAAATATTAAATCTGTAATATTTTCAATATTATTTTTATTTGACATTGTTAAGAGTCTCGGTACAATATTATTTATATTAAATTTACAACCATTATTAACAGCCCATTTTAATACTTCTAAATGACCATTTTCAGCTGCATATGCACAAGTATTTACATTCCAATCGCATCCATTATCCCTTGCCCATTTTAAAACTTCAATATGACCATTCTTAGCTGCATATGTACAAGTCCATTCATCCCATTCACAACCATTTTCTCGGGCCCATTTTAATACTTCTAAATGTCCAGTCATAGCTACATATGCACAAGTAGATTCATCCCATTCACAACCATTTTCTCTAGCCCATTTTAAAACTTCAATATGACCATTCTTAGCTGCATATGTACAAGTCCATTCATCCCATTTGCAATCATTTTTTCTGGCCCATTTTAAAACTTCTAAATGTCCATTTTTAGCTGCATTTGCACAAGTTTGTACACCCCACTCACAACCATTTTGTCTAGCCCATTTTAAAACTTCTAAATGGCCGTTCCAAGCTGCATTTGCACAAGTTTGTACACCCCACTCACAACCATTTTGTCTAGCCCATTTTAAAACTTCTAAATGTCCATTTTTAGCTGCATTTGCACAAGTCCATTTATCCCAATTACAACCATTTTCCCTAGCCCATTTTAATA